GCCGTGCTCATCGTGCGCGCGCCCGCAGCGGCCCCGCCCGCACCGTTCCGCAGCCGCACGAGCGCAGACTCGCCCTCGCGGATGCCGCGCTCGAGCTGCTCGATGCGCACGCGGTCGAGGCCCTCGACAGCGGTCCCGGCCTGCGCCGCAGCGCCCCGGAGTCGCTCGACCTCCGCGCGCGCCCGCCCGATCTCGACCTGGAGCGGCACGAGCGACACTTCGGACCCGAGGCGCTCGAACGCCTGCTCGGCCTGCGCGACCTTGCGCGAGATGTCGATGTCCACGCTGCCGACGCCGATCAGCGCGTCCTCGGTCCGCCGCGCCTGCTCTTCGAGGTCGGCCATGCGCTGGACGGCCTCGGGCGACACGGGCGCGGTCGCGGCGATCTTGTCGATCTCGACGCGGGTAGCGGTCAGGGCCACACGGAGCGGGTCCACGTTGACCGTCCCGAGCTTCGCGGCCCCCTGCGCGGCCGCGCTGGCCTGCGTGCCAAAGGTCCCCGCCGCCGTCCCCGCTCCGGCCAGACCGAGGGCGACCTGATCGACGGCACCCCCGGCGGCGTCGAACTCGGTGCGGACCTGTTGCGCGAGACGGTCCACGGCGGTCCCCATCGACCGAAGCGCGCTGGTGAGCTGGTCCCTGGCCCGGACGACGATTTCGAGTTCCGCCATAGGCTCCTGGGGACGCTAGCGGATCCTTGGGGAGCGGCCTAGAGGGACGGCCCGGTCAAGTCCAGCGGATTCCGGCTTGCGCGGAAGGAGGGAGCGGGGCTAGGGTCGGGGCGGAAGGACCCACCTACCACATGAAGGCAGTCGCAGGTTTTTTCGCCGGTTTGCTCGTCGCCAGCCTGGCGGTCGTAGCCACGAGGTTCCGCAGCTCACAGGAAGAGGAGCGTGCAGACCAAATCACGTCCATTGCCTTGCCTGTTGTTGCGGAGCCGACTTCCGAAGATGTGCATGAATCGCAGCTCCTCGATCTTGCCAAGAAGGCCGAGGACAACCTGGTTCGGTTTCAGGCTCGCGGAGTACCCGCCTACACGGTCAGAGAGTCGGACTCTGCGAGAGATCGGCTGAGGAGAGCGTCAGGATGCTTGATCGCAATCGCATGCTTCAGCGCCTGGGATGAGGTTTGCGACGCAGAGGAGTACGTTCACATACCGGAGTCCATTTGGAAGTACGAAGAGTTCGGAGAGCGCGTCATCTCGTCGAACGGAACCACGGTCGCTTGGATGCGGTGCAAGGCCGAGATCCGCCCATACGTCAAGGCATCCGTACGCGGTCAGGCGCTTCCCGACATGGCCGAGACGGTCGGATTGATGCAGTGGGAGGCCGCCGCTCGATCCATGGCGTCTCCCCTCCTGTCCAGCTTCTACGGGTCGGGCCTGTTCGACTAGCCAGGCGGCGCAACCTGCCCGCGCCGCGACGCCTTAGACTGCCCGCCGCGCCTCGACATCACGTCGGCCCGCTTCGTGTCCGTCTTCGCCTTCTCGCGCGCCTCCGCCTCCAGCGCCAGCGACTCGGAGCGGAACACCTCGAACGCGCCAACGAGCGAGGCCGTCTGGTCCATCATCCCGCCATCGCTCGGCAGCACCCCGTGCTCCTTGAACCAGCAGAACGCGCGGAACGCCCGCTCGATGTCGGGCCTCTCCTTGCACATCCGGCGCGGACAGCGGTAGACCGCCGCCCACCCGTTCATGCATCGCCGGTCGTACGGCGTCGGGTCGCCCTTCGGGTACTCGCACCCGGCACCCCCGCACGCATCGCACACGATCCGGTACAACGGGCGCGGAGCGGGCTCGTCGAGACAGCCCAGCTCGCGCGCCACGTCCGGGTCACGCTTGCACCTCGTGCAGTCCGGTACGCCCTCGTGCCCGAGATGCACGAGGGCCCGCATCAGTCCAGTGCGTCTACCTTCACCCGACCGCTGATCGCGTTGGACAGTTCCACGCGGTGACGCGAGCTGAGCCGGTCGAGGAAGTCGAGATCGGCCACGTCCTTGCCGCCCGCGCTCGTGCGGCGACGAATCGAGATCTCGTTGCCCTTCTCGTCGCGCCAGTTCTCGACGCTCACCACGCCGTGCTCGAGCACAAGCCGCTCGATGGTGCCTCGGTTGGCGTGGACGAGCTGGCCGTCGCCGGTCAGCTCGAAGCGGATGAGGTCTTGGACCTGCGCCTCGATGAAGGCCGGGAGTGCGCGGAGGACCCACCACGTCCCGTTCGGGTCGGGCTTGCCGTCCTTGTAGTCGTCCTGGAGCTGGAAGCGCCAGGTCTCGTGCGGAGTCAGAGCGATAGGCATGAAGGTGAAGGGGGCTATGCCTGCCCGGCTCTGTTCGAGTCGCGCGCGCCGCCGGGCAAGAGCGACGCGCGACCGTGTGCGTCAGCGGTGGACGATCACGAGCTCGTTGTCCGTGCCCGGAGCTTCCTCGATGCCCGATGCGTAGTCCGTGCCCGTCAGGTCGAAGCTCGCATCCCACACGTTGATCCCGTCGCGGTCCGCGTCAGCGAGGCCGCTGAACACCATGCCGGGCATGATGAAGTCGAAGCCGTTCTGGTTCTGCGTGCTCGGATCGTCGTAGGCCCAGGTGGTCGAGCCGGGGCCGACCGCCCAGATGCGCCCACGGATGGGCGTGCCGGCGATGAAGCGCGAGACGAAGGCGAACTCCGTCGAGTTGGCCATTTCGTCCGGGTTGAACTTGCCCTTGGGCTGGCGCGCCGTGATCTGGCCGAAGCCGACGCCGTTCGCGTCGAGCGAGTTCTCGTGGAAGATGATCGAGTTGCCGCTCTCCACGTCGATCTGGTTCAGCGCGCCCGTGATGACGCCCGTACCGCCGCCGTCCGAGCCGTACTTGTTGGCCAAGGTCGGGGCGTTGATGGCCTGGCGGAACGTCGCGCGCGTGCCGAGGAACGTCGGCGGGAACTTGTGCGCTTCGTTCGGGCTCGTCGGGAGCGCCACGTCGCCGTAGTCCACCACGACGCCCGTGAAGTTGCAGACGACCACGATCGCGTCGCCGTGCCGGAACTCGAAGCGGAAGTTGCCGACCGCGCCCTTGACGCGCAGCCGCTTCCCGTCCGCCCAGACCGAGATCGAGAGCGAGGTCAGCGTGCTCGTCGTGGCGTGGGCCGAGTTGGGCGTCCAGCCGAAGCACTCGGTCACGTTGCGCGAGCCGAGACCGAACACGCTACCGCTGGTCGCGCCGGTGATGTTCGTGCTCACCCAGGCCGTGCTGTTTGGCTGGTCGATGAAGACCGCGCCGTCATCCGCGAATGTGTCGCCGATGACGATGCCGGTGCCGCTGGTCGAGCCAGTGACGGACTCGCCGTGGCGCAGCGGGCCGTTGTCGGTCGTGATCGCCCCGGTCAGGTCGTAGGCGTACACGTTCGAAGACTCGGACAGGTGCCCGTAGCCGCAGCCCTGCATGATGCGCGTCAGGTGCGGGCGCATCGCCGAGGTCACGCCCGCGCCCGAGACGTACGTCGAGTTTGCGTGCAGCTCGAAGCTGAACTCGATGTCTGCCAGGGACTTGCCCGGGTAGATGTCGGGCATGTCCGTGAGGGACAGGCGCAGCGTAGGCCGGTCCACGCTGGTCGGCCGGACGGTGAACTTGGCCGACCGCAGCAGCGGAAGGCAGTCCGACGCGCCCGGGTCCGAGTGCGTGCCGCGCGTCGATTCGACGACGACGCCGACGACGCGCTTCTGAGAAAGGGAGATGGCCATGCGGGCGCGTCCTCGTTGGGATCAGCGGTAAATGAGCGTGATCTCGTTGTCGGTGCCCGGGATCTCGGTCGTGGCCGAGCTGTCGTAGTCGCCGCCCGTCAGGTCGAACGAGGCGTCGAAGATGTTGATGCCGTCACGGTCGCCGTCGGCCATGCCGGAGAACACCATGCCCGGCGTGATGATGTCGATGGAGTTGCCGTCACCGGTCGAGTTCGAGCCGAAAAGCGCCTTGCCGCGAATCGAGCGGCCGTTGATGAAGGCGTTGATGAACGAGAACTCGGATTCACTCACCTCGTCGGGGTTGAACGAGCCGCCCGGCTTCCTGTCGGTGATGTAGGCGAAGGAGTACCCGCTCGAACTGAGCGAGTTCTCGCGCATGACGATGTTGTTGCCCGACGAGTATCGGACGTTGTTCAGGGCACCGACGTTGACCGACGAGCCCGTGTCCTTGCCGTACGTCTTCGACCCGTCGATCTCGCGGAAGCGGATGTCCTTGCCGAGGAAGGTCGGCGGCAGGTAGTGCGACTCGTTCGCGTTGGTCGGCATGGCCACGTCGCCGTAGGATTCGACGATGCCGGTGAACTTGAACTCGGCGTGGAGCACGTCGCCGTGGACCATGCGGATCTCGAAGTTGCCCATGCACCCCTTGAGGCGCAGGCGCTTCCCGTCGAGGTACGCCTCGAGCGAGATCGTCTCCATGAGGTTGAGGTCGCTCTGGAGCTTGAGCGCGACGACGACGGTCGTATCGCGGGTGGGCGCGGTGCCGCTCGTGGCGCGCCCGGACGTTGCGCCGGTGATCGTGATGGCACCGGTGCCAGCCGTTCCGCTCGTCTCCTGGACGCAGAGCAGGTCGTCATCGGCGAAGGTGTCGCCCACCATGACGCCCGCGATGGGGCCGCCCGTGGTGGCGTAGGCAACGCTCACCGTCTCGCCGTGACGCAGGGCCGAGCCCGTGCCGCCCGTCTGGTTGGCGAAGGTGTAGATGCGGGGCGAACTTGCCACGGCTGCGCCAGTCGGAGCCGAGGTGGGCGAGCCCTGGTTCGAGACCTCGACGTACCCGCACGCGCGGATGAGGTCGGTCCACACCGGCGAGGTTAGGGTCGCGCTGCCGGCCGCGTTGCTCGGCACGCCGCCGATCTCCGCGACGAACGTAAGCTCGGCGATGGCCACACCGGGGTAGATGTCGGGCATCCCAGTCAGCGAGAGGCGCAGAGTCTCGCGCTCGACCTTCACCGGCTCGAAGCGCGTGATCTTCGCTTCGCGGATGGTCGGGATCGCGTCAGCCGCGACGTTGGGAGCGCGGAAGATGCCCCGGTCGATGACGTTCGGCGTGCCGCCCAGGGCTTCCAGATTGCACGCGACGATCCGACGCTTCGAGAGTGAAATGGCCATGGGTTGAGATCAGGCGGAGGGCTTGAGCTTGTGGGAGTAGGCCGACGTGCCCGTGGCCGTGTATGCGGACTGGTCGAACGCCGCGTCCTGCGCAGCGTCCGACAGATCGACCTCGACGACCTCGCCATGGCGCACGCGCAGGCGGATCTGAGTCGAGCCGTCGAGGAAGGTCAGCAGGTCGGAACCTGCGGCGTCGCCGTTGCGGCGGTAGGAAGCGTTGGCCATGTTCGAGCTACTCCTTGGTCGTCTCGGGTTCGGTCGTCTTGGGCGCGGCGGGTTCGGCTTGCTCGCCTTCGGGCGGGCGGATCAGGCGCAGCGAGGGGTCCGGCGCGTCGCGGTACACGATGCGCCCGGTCGTCTCCGCGTACTTCCAGCGCGCGAGGTGCGCCGGGCGGGTCGAGACCACGCGCGTCTGCGACTGCCACTTGCTCGGTTCTTTCGCGCTCATGTGGGCGTCACCATCTCCGTGTCCTTCGTTCTGAAGATGATCCGCACGATCACTGCCACCCAGGGCCGACCTTGCGTCTCACTCTGCGGGCCGAGGATTGTCCACCCTTGGGGAGCGGTCAATACCGCCAGCCCGCCGCGCGTGTAATCGACCATCACCGCGCGGTAGATGTCCGCCGCGAGCCGCTGGAGCTGCCGGTACGCATCGGACCCGCCGCCCACGTCCTGAATCACCCCGAAGATCGGGATGTCCCAGTACCATGTGCCGTGCCACAGGACGCGCCGATTCTCCGCCGTCTCCGAGTAGTGGCCGATCTCGCCCGGCTCGCCCAGGAACACGGCGGGATAGCCGTTGATCGCCGGGGCCGTGATGTCCTTGCCCCACCCGGCGACATGCACCGCGTGGTAGTAGTCCGCCCCGCCGTCGGGCAGAGCGAGCGCCGTCTCGAGGTTTTCGAGGATGCGCAGCGGGACCGGATCCGTCGCGGGAGGCACCTAGCAGACCTCCTCGAGCATGACCTCGGCTCGGAACTGCGATCCGCCGCGCTTCTGGACGCGCAGGGTGCCTTCCATGAAGCGCACGGGGATCGCCGAGTTGTCCGGTGCGGGCGGCGTCCATTCGAGCGGGAGCGCGTCGCCCTTGGCCGCGTCGAATGCGGCGAGGAGCGAGCTGAGCCCGTCCGGTCCGAACACGACGCGCCAGACCCGAGTTTGCGGCTGGCCGCTCTGGCGAGACACGTTCTCGCGCACGTTGCGGAAGGCCACCATGCCCGTCTCCGAGTCGGTCGAGCGCATGTCCCGCACCAACTCGACCTCGACGGGGAAGCCGATGACGCCGCTGAGCGTGCCGTAGGTGGTCGTCACGCGGCACCCCCAGCCGGGCGCGCCCTGCCCCGCTCGATCCACGCCAGGACTGCGCGCACGAGTTCGGTCACCCCAGCACGCTCCCGCCGAGCTCGCCCTTGGCGAACGGGACGGACTTCTCCAGCTCGCCCATGATGAACGGCGCGGTCTTGTCCGCGAAGGTCGCGCGGAACCCGAGCTTGGCCTTGAGCGTGACGCTGGTCTTGAGCGTGTAGAGCAGTTTCCGCCGGCCGTTCTGCGCCTCGGAACCGATCAGTAGGTTCCCGCGCTTGGACCGGAAGATGAAGGTCGGATCGCCGTCGGCGGTGAAGTACCGCGAGCCCCGCTGCACGAGCCGCGCGCCGCCCTTGAGCGCGCCGGCCGGCGTCTTCGCGTCCGGGAGCGGGACGGTCAGGAACCGCTTGGTCTTGGGCTTGATCGTCCCGCCGTACTCCTGGATGGCCGCATAGGGCGTGCCCTGCGAGAACACGCGCAGCTCCGAGGTCAGACCCTGGCCGCGAACCTCGTGGCCGAACGAGCGGCGCAGCGTGCCGGTGCGGACCGGGGCCTCGCGCGCCATCTGCCTGACGTGGAACAGGCCCCCGCGCTCGAGCGACTGCCGCACGCCAGCCGACGCGCGCGCGATCAGGTCGTTCAGGGCCTTCTGGGTGCCAGACGGGTCGGCCTCGGCGTACATCAGACCGCCAGCCTTCGGTAGCGGCTGAGCAGCTCGACCACGCGCGGCATGAAGCGCACGGGCGCGGCGAGAGTCTTCGCCCCTTTCGGCCCGGGGATGCTGAGCGCGCTCGGGTCGAACCGACGCCGCCAGTCCTCGGCCACTTGCAGGTCGCACGCGAGCGCCAGGTCCGGGGCTGCCACGATAACCGCCGCATCGTCCGAGCCGAGCCCAGCAGTGTAGGTCACGCGCGCGTTCTCGAAGCCCTTGCGCGTCGGGAAGTTCCAGTAGATCAGCCCGCTACCGCCGACGTGGTAGTCCGTGTCGGCGGTGAGCGCGTCGATGCTGGCCCAGTCCCACGAGCCGAGCGCCGAGACCTTGACCTCGGCGACGCTCACGACGGGGATGACGTTCAGGAACAGGAATCGGTCGTTCTGTCCGAGCGAGTAGAGTTCGGTCCGCGCCGCCTGCGTGACGGGGTAGCCGATCCACGCCTCGATCTCCTTCGACACGCTGCCGATCAGCGAGGTCAGGAGCGTCTCGTTGGCAGTGCCAGTGTCGCCGAGCAGCGCCTTGACGCGCGCGAGGGTGGTGCAGTTCGCCATCTACTCGATCACGAGAATCCGATGTGCGCGACCTTGCGCGTCGCGGTAACGTCAGCCGAGGCGAGCGGCGCGACGTAGCGGTCGGCCACGCGAGTCGGGGCCGAGTCGCGGAAGCCGAGCACGATGACCGTGTAGGAGTTCGTGCCGCCCAGCACTTCCTCGAAGCCGAGCCACTGGCCCGGAAGCCCCTTGGTGCGGATCTCGATGCACGCGCCGAGGTTGTCGTTCGTGCCCGAGTAGGCGATGGTCAGGTCCGGGTTGCCGTTCGTGCCGTCGCAGCGCGTGCCGGTGCCGCCGGTTGCCGCCGCGTACATGACCGGCGTGAGCGTGGCCGTACCGCCCAGCGCGGCCGCGCTGATAAGCACGAGAATGTAGTCGTAGACGCCAACGTCGATGCGCGTGCTTTGGTTGCGCGTCGCAGCCGTGGCCGAGGTCGGGCGGCGGACGTGGTGAAAGTCGATGTAGTCGGAAGGCGCGAGCATCGGCATGGTGCGGGTCGTGGTTGAAGGGACAGGCGGCGCGCCGGGGGTTTGCCCAGCGCGCCGCCCTTGGCGTCACTACGCCGTCGCGATGCCAGCCACGGACGCACCGGCCTCATCGGTCCAGTGCGACCTGATCTCGGACGTGTCGCGCGGGCCGACGCCGTAGACCGCAATCGAGCACGTCACCACGGCACCGGTAGCCGCCAGCGTCGGGGAGACGTACTTCTTCCGGCCACGGCAGCGGACCTGCATCGAGACGCCCTGGCCCGCCGCAGCGGAGTTGCCGAGCGCCACGGACAGGGCCGAACCAGAGGGGTCGTTCACGGCGGAAGGCGAAGAGCCGTTCGACTCATCCGACTCGCGGCAGGTCAGCGTCACGTCGGTACCCGTCTCGGCGGCGAGCTTGGCGCTCACGACGACGAAGAGCAGGTACTCGTAGGCGCTGGCGTCCACGAATGTCGCCAGGTCCTCGGCGATCGTGTCGATGGGCTGGTTCGACGAAGCGAGGAGCTTCATCGACGAAGAGGGAGCCTTGCTGTAGTTGCTCATTGGTCAGGCTCCGGTTAGAGGGTCGTCGGGATGGCCGCACCCGAGTTGAACCCGGACGCCTTCGTGAATGCGGCGGCCTGAAGCACGCCCGCGTCGTAGTCGAAGAGCCCGCGAACGGTGCCGCGCGCCTTCATGAAGTTCGTGTCCGACTCGGTGTTGAGCACGAGTTCGAGCGTGCCCCACTCGCCGATCAGACCGCTCGACCACGGACCGAACGCGAAGACGCGGTTGGCAGCGTCGCTCGACGTGATCTGCGCCGTGTCTTCGAGCTGATAGCCCATGATCTGCTTCGGGATGCCCGTGCTCGAAGCGCTGCCGTTCATCAGCGTGTCGAACAGCGGACGACCGTTCAGGTCGAGGATGCGGGCCAGCCAGAATCGCGCAGCGGGCTCGCACACCCAGCCCAGGCCGTCGAGGTCGAGAGCGAAGGCGTTGCGCACGTCTTCGACCGCCTCGATCAGCGATCCCCACACGCCCGAGATGCTCGCCTCGGCGAACGTGAAGGTGCCGACGCTCGGGTGGTTCAGCACGCCGCGAGGCGCACCAGCCGTGCCCGTGCCGACGAAGAACTGCTTGTCCTGGAGCAGAGCGATCTGCTTCGCGATCTCGCCGCGCACCCACGGCTCGATGGCTTCCGCGCTCTGGTTCATCATCCCGCGCGTCATCGGGACGAAGGCCGCAGCGGTGCGCGGCGAGAGCGTGATCTGGTCGAACGTCGGAACCGACTCGGTTCCCGACTGCTCTTCCTCGGTGTTGATGTGAACGGCGGTGATGCCGCCACGCGACTTCGCGAACTGGTGCGCGCCCGGCGTCAGGCCGGTCAGCACCGTCGCGCCCAGCTTGCGCGCCACCGACCGCTCACGCAGCTCCGGCACGATGCCGGCCATGAGCGTCGTTGGGACGAGGAAGCCACCAGCCGCGCCCGTACCGGCGTTGATCGCCGTCTTGCGCGCGTACTCGATCGCTTCCTTCTCGGGACCGTAGTCCTTGTGGTTGAGGCGCTGAGGTTCCGCGACGGCCTGAATCAGGCGCGTCCACGTCACCTTATCCTTCTCGCCCTTCGCCCCGTACTCGATGCCGGTGATGGCATGCTTCTGGTGCGTCGCGAGCTGCGCCTTGACCTCGCCGAGCTGGGTTTCCAGCTTGGCCAGCGTCAGGTCGATCTCCTTCTTGCGCGATTCGTCGGCCGTCGCGCGTTCGGCCTTGTCCTTCGAGATCTGGTCGGCGAGGCTCTTCACCTCACCGGCGATCAGCTCGCCGTAGTTGATTTCGGGCATTGATGATGCGGGCCCGGTTCTTATCCGGGAAGCCGCGTTCGGGTTGTCGGAGCGGGTGCGGCCCTACTTGGCCTTCATGCCTTGCAGAGCCTGGCGGATCTTCTCGGCGTCCGATGCCGTCAGTCCCCCCTCCGCACTTGCCGGCCGCTGCACGGAATCCACCGTGGCGAGCCTCGCGCTGAGGTCGGTGATCGCGGAAGTCAGGCCACGAGCGGCGCGCGCGTAGGCGTCCTGCGCCGCAGCCTGAGCGGACAGCGCCTCGGCGAGCTTGCCGATGCTGTCCGAGAACGCACGCGCATCCTCGGCGCGCACGATTGCAAACGGGGCGCTCCCTGCATCGTCCCCTGCGTTACTTGCTGAACGCCCTTCATGTCTGGACGCGGGAGCGCCCCGATCCGGAACGGCAGACAGCGCCACCCACGAGCGCGCGCGGCGACGGAGATACTTCTCCATCTCGCGCTCCGTCGGGTCGCTGAGGGCCGCCAGGAGGTCCGCATCGGCCTCCTCGATCTTGCGCGACTTGACCGAGTTCTGCACCGCGTTCGGGTTGCACGGGATCGCGCACAGGCTGAACTCGAGCAGCTCGTTCCGCTCGTACACGGCCCCCCACCGGCCAAGCCCGAGCTTCTCGCGCTCGGCCTGGTCCTCGACGAATCGGACCTCCATCGGGCGGAAGCCGACCGATCCGGCCTTGATGTACCCGGCGGCGGCAAGGCGATGGATTCGCGCCGCGCGTTCCGACTCGGCCACGGCGAACTCGATGGTGCCGACGAGCTTCTTCGACGCGACGGCCAGTTCGACGGTGCGCCCGATGGGCTCGTCCGCGATGCTGTCCGACCCGAAGGCGTGCCCCCACAGGATGACCGGGTTCTGCTTGTAGTTCTCCAGCTCCCAGTTCTGGCGCACGATGTCGCCCGCGCGGTCCACCGTCTCGTCGGAGTAGACCCAGCGGATTCGGTTCGAGCCTTCCTCGGCCTCTTCGGCCTTGCCGAGCGTGCCCCAGCCGAGACGGCCCAGCTTCGACGCCTTGACGCCGCGCACGAAGTCGGCACCGGCCGCCTCGAGCTCGCGGTCGGCGCGTACGCCCGTGGCGATCAGACCGACGGCGCGGCGCTGCTCGGGCGTGAGGTCTTCGAGCGGCTCCCCGCGAAGAAAGGCGTCGGCGATGGCGTCGAACTTCATCGTGCTCGTAGGTCTAGGGGTACCTTGGGGAGGTGTCCACGGGTGCGGGTCAGGCGTCGGGAAGCACCGGGGCAGTCAGGCACCGGCAGTTGATGACCTGCCCGGCGGGCGCGCCGTCGTCGTGCGGCTTGCGCATCCCGTTCGAAAAGCTCTCCCCGATGACCGCCTTCTCACCGTCGATCTGGTGTCCGTCGCGCACGAGGTCATCCCCGGCGGTGATCCACTCGTGCTGCACGACACCGCCCGATCGGAACTGCTCGACCCGCGCCGCGTTGGAAGCGCCGGCAGACTCGGTTCGGGCAATCATCATCGAGCGCGTGCCGAGTTGGTCGCGCAGCGCCTGGAGCGATCCTTCCAGGTCTTCCAAGACATCCCGCACGCGGTCGGCCAGCGAAACAGCCGTGCTCGTGCCATCCGCCATCGTCTGAGCGAGCACGCGCTTGATGCGCGCCGCGACGATGGACGTTGGGCCCTCGACGATCTGGATCTGTTTCCGCGCCATGTAGCGCACGACGGCGGGGTGTGTCGCCTTGACCAGCTCGCCGCCCACCGCCTTCTGCGCAGCCTTGGCCGCGTCTTCGAGCGCGCCCGTGATCGCGCCCTTGATGGCGTTCCACAGCTCATCGCCCCACGCCTTCTGTCCGGTCACGAGGAGCCGCTCGAGCTCGTCCTCATCGATGCCGCGCACGGTGACGATGCCGGCCTTGCCTAGGTGCGGCACGAGGTCGAGCTCGCGCGCGTAGGCGTGGGTCGCCTTGGACCAGTGCGCGAAGGTCGGGAGCAGGTCCCACTCGCCGACGCTGCGTGGCTCGATGTCATCCGGCTCGGCGCTGTCCGCTATCTCGCGCAGTTTGGCGAGCTGAGCGTCCACCATCTCGTGGAAGACCTTGCGGGCCCCGGCGGCGATGCGGTTGTCGGCGCGGCGGAGGCGCTTCTCCTCGGCCTCGGCGATGGCGCGCCGCCGCGCGTCGGCTGAGCGCGTGACGGACTTCTCCGGCTCCTCCGCGTCGGCCTCGGGCGCGTCCGGCTCGCCCTCGGGATCCTCCTCGGCGTCCGGGTCATCCTGTTCCGGGTCGGCCTGGTCGAGGCCGGCCTGAGCCGCGTCGGCAGGGCGCAGCGACCCGCCGATCCAACGCTCGCCCTCGGGAACGCCCTCGATGGAGATGCCGGCGATTCGCGCCGCTTCGTTCGTCGGCACCCCGAGCGCCACGAGCTTCTCCATGCGCCCGATTTGCGCGTCCGCGTCCTCGCGCATCGCCGCCGTGCTCGCGTAGTCGAGCTGCACCTGGACGCGCGCCGCCTCGGCAGGCAGGCGCGGCATGAGCTGCGTCGCCAGCTCCTCCACGATGAAGTCGGCGCGCGGGATGACCGTGTTCTCGTAGTAGACCCGACGCAGCTCGCGCAGGCTCGAGCGGTTCGCGTCCTCGAGGTGCCCAAGCATCACGGGCGGCACGCCGAAGGTCCGCGCGATCTCGTCGCGCTTCTCCCGGCGCATCTTCTCCGCCTGCATATCCACCGGAGACCAGCTCGTCTGAGTGAACTGGACCCCGGCCGGCAGGATGATCTTCTTGCGGTCGTTCTGCGGGCGCGAGTGGTTCTGATGGATGCGGGCTTCGAGCGCCTCGCGGTCCTTCGGATCCATCGCCTTGTTGTCGTGCGTGAAGACGCCGCCGATCTGGCCGCCGTTCTCGACCAGGCCGTCATCGAACGCCTCGACGCGGAAGAGGTGATCGGCGGAGCGCCACGCGGCCTGCATCGGCCCGCATCCACGGAACGGGTCTGCCGGGTCGGGCCAGTAGACGTGGACCACGGCGTGATCAGGGAACTCGATCTCGGCGTTCCCGTTGCGCGTCTTCCATGCGACGGGAACCGGGTTCTGCCCCACGCGCACCGGCTCGACGAGCTCGTCCCGGATCGGCCAGATAGCCTCGGGCCACTTGCCCGACGAGATCGGATCACCCCCCTTCGTGGCCAGGAACAGGAAGACGCCGCCCGAGTAGTCCAGGGCGGAGCTGATCGCGCGGCGGAACTTCGCCCCGCCCATGAGCGGGTTCGGGCGCTCCAGGAGCTGCCAGAGCGGGTGGGCGCGGTCGGCCTCGGTCTCGGCGTCGTCGGCCAGCGCGACCCGCCACGGGATCGCGGCGAGGCTGTCCGCGTTGACCCGGACGCAGGCGTAGACGATGGGGCTCTGGACGTGCGGATGGGTCAGGCGCGCCGACTGGGAGAGCCGGATCGCCTGGCCGAAGAGCCGACCTGAGCCGAACGAGAACTCACCTGCGACCTTCTCGACGTAGGTCTCGCTCGCCATTGCCCGGTAGTCCGGGCGCTTGTCCACGGGGGAAGCTATGCCGTGGAAGGTGGAGCGGCCTAGGGGAGATGTCTAGGGGTGCGGGTCGAGGTTGCCGGCCGCCGTGGATAGGCTCTCGCGGGCCGGCTCGCGATGGGAAAGGAGGGTTTCTGCCTCGGCTCTCACGGCTTACCGCCGGAGCGGTGAAGCTCCGGGTTGATCGGGGTCGAGCTACGCACGCCGCTAGTCTTCGAGTGGAAGCTCGACCTCTTGATTCTGGCCGAGGCGAAGAACCGACACACTGAGCCCCTTCACAGTCAGATTCCACGCCTTCCATGCCAGCGCACACGCCATCGGCGTATCGAGGCGCATAGAGTCGTAGCCCGAAAGGACGCGCTCGCGCAACGCAAACGCCGGATCTCCCTTTCGTCCGCCCTCTCCAGTCTCCAGATACGCGAGGAACGGGGTGAGCTTCGGGCTCGTCGCGGCGCGGTAGGAGATGAGGGCGAGCGACAGGCACGGCATGCGCGTGACTCGCAGTGCGGGCCGGACAGCGGAAACCGCCCGTTCCAGGTTGTCCTTGTCCTGCTCGATGCACAGCACCATCTCGGAGATGTCGGTGAACCGCTCCTTCATCAGTCGAGCAGCGGGAAGCCCGCGCCGCAGCAGTATGAGCGCCTTGACGAGGGTAGACACGCCATGGGCCTCCTTCGTGCCAGATGCCCTCACGACCTGAGCCGCGGTGCGGCGACGCTGGCCGGAATCGACGGCCATGACGTTCCTGCGCGGAAACCCATACACAACCAGAGTTCCGAACGCGACTTTAGCGTTCACGCAGGCTCGAAGGCGATGCTCTCCGTCAACGACGTAGCCATCTTCGTCGATCAGGACAGTAGCGCCGTTCGGCGTCCACGTCCCGTTCTTCATCGCGCGAGACATGCCCGCGACGTGCTCTCTATTCACTTGCCGCACGTTCGAGCAGCGCTTGAGCATCTCTTCCGCACGCGCGGGCGTGATGGTCTCCCACACGGAATGGAACGGCTCCACGCTGGCCGTTCGCGGCCTAGTTGAATCAGTAGAATTCCCTACGGGCATGGTAGTTAGCACTAGTTTTCACTCCTGTTTTGCCCACGACACGACGGACTCCAGCACGCGCTCGTAGGCTTCCAGCGTGCCAGGGTTGACGATCTCCAGCGTGCTCCGCTCTGGGCCGTGCGGCGCGCGCCAGTTCCAGTAGTCCCGAGAGTCGCCCTCGAACGTGCAGCCCTCGCGGTGAATGTGGACCAAGAGGCACCGCTCCGCCATCGCCGCCAGCGGTTCGGACTCCGCGCGGAATCCCGAGTCGGTCACGATCACCGCGCGCGGCTTCGGGTAGGCCGGATCGTTCAGCGTCGCCGCCACGTCATCGGCCAGCATCTTCCCAAGCACGTCCTCACCGTGCATCGGCTTCAGGTAGCGCTCCGAGACGGCGATGTACGCCTGGCGCGGGGTCAGCCCGAGGAACTCCGGGCGAGGCGAGTCCTTCGAGGTCTCGTACTCCGCGTGCCCCTTCGGCGCTCCGGTGCGGTCCACGATGCCGTAGAGCGCGTGGGTCCGCTCCTTCAACAGCCGAGACATCTTCTCGACCCAGACAACCGAGCCGTCGCCACCGATGCGCCGCTCAAGCACGAATCCCGCCGTGTCCTTCCCGCACCGGGGCGGGCCGTTCAGGAGGATGAGGGACTTCACGACGCCCGCACCGGAACGCGATGCGTCCACGGCCCCTGCCTGCTCGTCTCGACCCACTGCGCCACCGCGCTCGGGCGGAAGAAGTACCGCCAGCGCCGACGCTGATTGCCAGCGAGACGCCAGTCAGCGCCGAGCTTCGCCAGCCCCGCACGGTTCCGCCAGCGCAGCTCGCGCTTCTCGTGCCTCGTCTTGAGCTTCAACATGCGTCGTCTCCTTCGTTCAAGCCCGAGCGGTCCGGTGTTTCATGCGGCCACCAATCAAGGCCTGTCGCGGGATCTCCCCGCGCACCATGCCGGACCGCTCGGTGTTCATCGAATCCCCCGCGTCTCGTTCCACTCGCGACGCTTCTCCTCGGTCCGCATTGCGTCCGGAAGCCACCGCGCGACATCCTCTTGCAGAGCCAACAGCCCCGAGAGGATCCACTTCCGCGCTTCCGTCTCGTTCCGAGTCGTGCGGCGCTCGTCCCCCTCGTCGTACTCCATCGCCTCCAACGCGGCCTTGAACGCCATGCGCTGCCGGGTCAACAGCACCAGCACGAGGTCGCCCTCCTTGATCGACGGGCCGACATCCGGCGGCTTGCGCTGCCGTAGACGGAGCGGCGGAATCTGCCCCGTGCGACGCATACCGCCGCTGGATCGGTCGAGGTTCACGCGGCACTCGGCTCCGCCCCGGGCAGTATCACCCCGCGAATGCATGGGTACTCGCGGATCATCAGCACGCGGCCCGGAGCGTTCCACCCCTCGTCCATGTCGATTGGCTGAGCGTTCGGCGCGGTGCCCTTCGCGATGGCGCGATCCCCCACCTTGACGATGTGCGGCGCGCGGCCCATCCGGTCACCGTCGAGGCATCGAGTGATCGTGTTCAGCCCCGGCCCGCGCTTGAGCACCTGAACCGTCCAAGTGTTCTCGCGGCGCTCCTGGTCGCGGTCCGGGCCAAGGTGGATCCGCAGCGGCCGGCCCGACAGGTCCACGAGGCGCGGACCGGCGCGGACGACGTGCTCGCTCTGCCGCTCGTCCATCCGCACGAGTAGCCAGTCCTGCACCGGCTCGAGCCGATCAGCCCAGCCCGGCACGTCGTACCGCCCGCGAATCGACACCGGCACGGGTCCGGGCGCGGGTGGGAGTTCCTCGTCGCCATCTTCGGCCTCGCCCGCGCCGGCCACGGTCGCGATGACCGAGCCGTCGCGGATGAGCTTGTAGCCGTACCCCGTCGGCGTCGTTTCGCGCGGCACCAGCGGCAGGAAGTCGCCCGCGCCGACCTCGAACAGGACGCGATGCCCGACCTCGCACGTCGTGGGCATCCGCGTGCGCCCGTCATCGGAGAGCTTGCCCGGACCGCGCTGCACCACGAGTCCCGTGCGCGAGCTCGGCTTGATCGTCCCGGGGATCTCGATGCCGCCCTTTGTGCGCGCAATCGGCGGGTCCAGGCGGATGAGGATGAAGTCCTCGTGCAACGTCACGTGCGTCTCGAGCTTTTCGTAGCTGATTCCGACAGTAGCCATGTGGTGGGTGACGGTCGCGCCGCCGGGGGTGCGGGAGAACTGAGTAGCGGGTCAGTTTGGCGACGCGACCGTCGAAGGCGCGTGCTATGCGCAGGACCATGCGCCATCAAGCACAATCCCGCGAAAGCTTGGCCCTTCGTTCAGGCCCGGGCGGGCTCGCCCGATCAGAACTCCACGACCTCGAAGCCACGGCCCGCGTCCTTCGCCGCCCACGCCGCAAGCATCAGCGCGCACACACAGTCGTCATGCTGGCCGTTCGGCGCGCTGGTCTTGACCGCGCCGGCCTCGGTCACCGTGAACTCGAACGCCTCAAGCTCCTCGATGCCCTCCGGCCACAGCTCGTACCGGGGCAGCGCGATCTCGCCACGCTCGCACAGGAGCGCCAGGTTGTTCACCAGAGCGGCCTTGCTCGCCGCCGTGAACGGGTATCCGTCCGCGCGAATGCCCGCCTCGAGCAGCGCCTCGTATACCGGCTCGCCCGCGCCCGTCGAGTCTACGAGCGTGTAGCAGTGCCCGAAGCGCTCCGTCGTGGCGTGGATCCGCGAGACCTGGACCTTCCAGTCCACGCGCGTGAACCGCTCGACGTGGACAACCCGCCTCGCCCGAGCGTCCATCACCACGAGCACCGTGTAGTCGTTCACGCGCGCGAGGTCGAGGCCCGCGACGTAGCGGACATCCGGCATCGGTGCCGACCACGCATCGACCGTCGCAAGGTCTCGCACGTTGCGGAACACCGCACCCGCTCCCTCGATGAACTCGGCCAGGTACTCCTGGCGGAAGATCGCCTCGGGGATGCGCTGGCGGATCGCCTCGAGCTCGGCAGGGTCGATCTTCGGATTCGTGACAGTCGGGCTGTTCCACGACTCGAAGCCTCCGAGCTTTTTTTGTCCCATGCGCCACGCCTCGTAGAACCAGCCCTTGCCCTTGGGGCTCGATATCAAGAGCGCCCAGCCCTTCTTATCGAGCAAGCGCGCCGAGAGGAACCTCTCCCATGTGTCGGCCTTGACTCGGCTGGCCTCGTCGATGATGAGGAAGTCGAGGCCCTCGCCGAGCAGCGAGACCGGGTTATCCGCCGACTTCCCGCGCAGCTCGGTGAAGCCGCCCCCCATGTTCCGCACGATGATCGTCCGCTCGTGCTCGGACACCCGCACCACGAACGGCATGAGCTGGCTCTGGAAGATCAGGGCCAGCTCGCGGAACACCTTGTCGCAGAGGTCGTAGAACGGCGCGGCGATCCACCCGCGACGGAACGTGTCCGGCGGGCTCGGCTGGAGCGCGGCGGCGACAGCCTCGCCGGCGGCGCATGTCGTTTTCCCCCATCGCACCCCGCAGGCCAGCACGCGCCTCGGCGCAAGCGACTCATGCACCGGACGCTGCCCCGCGTGCGGCTCGTAACCGATGCTCCGGAAGATGCGGAACTTGTCGAGCGGATCCGGCGCGCGAATCAGCGCAGGGACACTACCCATCCGCGCACGACGCTTCGCCAGCACGCGAGCGGGAACCGCTGCGCGGTCGTGAGCGTATCCTGTCCGTCAAGCGAGCGGAAGAGCCGCAGGTCACGGCCTACCCTCTGGCTGGCCGTCCTTGTCCGGCTTCGCCACGAACTCGGCGTCCTCCACCGGACCAGCACCAGGCCGAGGCGATGCCCACTCGCGCCACAGTCGAGCCATCAGCGCCGACACGTCCTGCTGAGCGTCCGGCGGGGCCGGCACGGCCTTGCCCATCATCCGGTCCAGGAACTCGTGGATCGCCCACGGCTCGCCGCCTTTCGCGTTGCGGATCAGCTCCGCCCAGACCTCCAGCATGTCCTGGTCGGTCGTCGCGTCAAATGCCAACGCGCGCCACCTCGACTGCGTTTTCGCCGCCCCGCCGACCCCTACCGCAGCCTGATTGCCTACGACGAAGCGGCCCTTGCCGTCCCTGCCGTCATCTTTCCGTGCATTCGGTTCCACGAACGGATGGATACTCGCCTATGCGCGGCGAGCAATAGCGGCATGGATAGATCCGGGGTTGCTACGCGCCCGGTCGCTTCGACTTCGGCCAGTCGAAGATGCGATTCAGGATGACGCTCTGGACCCGTCGGTTGCACGGCGCGCACAGCGTCGGCGCTCGAGACGACCCGGGCGGCGCGGAGCTGGTGCGGACCGCGCCACACTGGCATACGTAGGTGTAGGTCCGATCCTTCGATGGTTCGGTGGGGTACTTGTGGCGTCTTGCGCGGGTCATTGCTTGGCCATGGGTTGATGGAGTCCTGCTTTTCGGCCCTTGCGTGGTCGCTTCGCCATGATCCGCTTCAGCGCCATGCGCTGCGCGTTGTTGTGACAGGTCGCGCACGTCTTTGGCGCGTAGTGCGCATCGGGCCTGCAAGCGTGGAGTCGAACCGATCCGCATCGGTTGCAGACGTGCTCATGTTGCGCGGCTCGAGGCGGCGTGGTCGGGTACTTGAAGCGCGGCACGGGTCAGATCTGGCGGAAAAGAAGGAGGCCGACCCGCCCCTGCGCGGATCGGCCTCCAGGAAGCGATGGATCGGCCATGCAAACCGAGCCGCGCTTCACACCGGGAGAGTGCATCGGGTCACGCCAGCGTCAGGATGACGGCGGCGATGATGGGGACGGCGATGAGGCCAAGGAAGAACCGCGCGTCTTGAGCGCGGGTCTGGAACATGCCGGGCGTCTCGGCACCGTGGTAGGTGTGGACGATGCGTCCGTTGCGGAGGACGTGGTTAGCCACGGGTGGCCTCCGTGGATACGTACGGCGCTACGTTGTCCGGGCCCCAGATGCGACCGTTGTAGCTGACGTGCGCTACGGTTTGCCACGTCACGGAGTCCACCACAGTGAGGCGCGGGAACTTGCTCGCGCCGACGTTGAGCTTCTTGCGCAAATCGGCGCAGAAGTCGGATGCGTCCTCGACGCGCTCCAGCGGGATCATCTCGGGCCGCTTTCCGACGCGGAGAGCGTACTTGGCCTTCACGCCAACCTCCGCAGGCTGGCGCGACCGTGGCGCAGCAGGAACGCGCCGACCTCGGTCGCGCTCCCCGTCTTCGTCTCGGCGATAACGCGCTTCACCAGCTCGCCCAGCGCGAGCGTGCGCAGCGTCTCGACCGTGAATCGCTCGTCGCACTCCTGGCACTCCGCCACGCGCGGCTCCTTGTGCGCCCACTTGAGCTTCCCGGTGCAGCCCTCGACCAGGCACGCGCCCGGACGGCTACCCAGCGCGCGGCAGCCCTCGCAGTCGTGGCCCGGCGCGTCCGTGAAGTGCTCGCGCCCGCACTCGGTGCAGCTCTCGCGGCGCTCCGGCGCGAAACGGCCAAGCTCGTCGCAATCCATGTCGTAGCCCTCGTGATCGGTGTGCATGTCGTTCATGGAGCACCCTACACTCCGCCGCGCCCGATCCTTCACGCCCGATTGGGATTTTTTCTGCGGGCGTGAACTTCCGGCCTTTGGGCACCCCGGGCAGGTCCACGCGCGCCCGGGCAGCCACGGGAAAGGGCTGGCCGTCTCGCGCATCCGGCGGCGGCACGCTGGGCACCTCACCGTCGCGCCCTCCCGCACCCCGCGCAGACCGTCCAGGACGGCACGTTCCGCTTGTGTCCACAAGCTGGACACTCCGCGCCTTGCCTGTAAACGCTCCCAGATGCGCCAGGAGACGACTTCGGCGCGCGGGGGTCCGGACGGTCGGCCACGCGGCGATCTTCGCCTGGCGTGGCCTTTCCGGAAGCGCCCGCCCGTTCCGGCCCGTTCAGCGCATCCCCAGCGCGCGCCAACACCTGGGCGGGCAGGATCGGGCGGGGCTCCCCGTCGTGCTCCGGGCGGATTTCAGCGCGTGCCATTCAGGCTCGTCTCGCTGGTGGCAGCGTGCAGGGGGCGTCCACAGGATGCGCAGACGATTGCCGTCGGTGCGCTGACATGCCCGCATGCTCGACACCCGGCATCAGCCTTCCATGCTTCGTGGCCTCTAGCGCGAGAAAGGCTTAAGGCCGGACGACCAGGCCGGCCAAAGGATCGAAGATCATCGCCAGTAGGCTCGACCAGGTTTTTCCAGCCGCGCGCGATGGTGTGGTCGATGGCGGCAAGCGCCCGGGGTATGCCCCACGATGCGAGTTCGGCGAGGGACTGGTCGCCGCTGGACTGAGTGACCGGCTTCTGGATTTCGACCCGGTGCTTGAGCCAGCGGTCCCACGCTGCGGCGAATGAGTTTCCGGAAAGCGCGTCCGGGATCGTTCCCTTCCAGACCCGTTTTTTCCTGCGCTCGGCCGGAGCCGGCACAGCCGGCGGAGGAGGGGTCCCCGCGCCAGCGGGGGGCTGTACAGGGGGATCTTCTTCTCTTCTCTCCTCTCCTCTCCTCTGGTCACGCTCGACCGTGACAGGCCCGTCACGCTCGACCGTGACGCGCTTTTTGCGCTGCCGTTCAGATGCGAGCGCCCGCGCTTTCGCGCCGGCCTCGTTGTGCCTATCCCATTTCGGGAACACGAGATAGGTGTCGCCGACCTCGAGCCATCCGGCCTCCTTCATGGCGGCGGCAAGGCCGGGCGTCTGCGTGATCTTGTCGAGCAGCGCAGGCGTGGCGAGCGGCACTTTCCCGTCGTCAGAAAGGCGACCCGCCCAGCTCCACGCGGCGGCAAGCGCGCCGACAACGTGTAGGGCTGTCACGCTGCACCGTGACGCGATGAAGTCCACCGCCGGATCGGCGTGGATGTCGTCCCGGACCTTGATCCAGCTCATGCCTCTCCCGCCCCCCTCTTCCGCTCTGCGAGCATCGCGTCGGCGAACCCGTAGGCGTCGCTGGCGGCATCCTCGAACTTCCGGCACCCGTACGCGCAGATTCCAGCGAGCGCCTGGGACGCGAAGTAGTCGCGGAGCGTCATGCCCTTGAACTGAGAGCCCAGGTCGGGAGGGAACGCCGGCCCGCCGTCGTCGATGGGTTCGCCACTCACGCCGCACCGCCCATCTTCCGCTCGACCACGAGCGAGGACTCGCGCGCGGCGTCGTTGCCCTGCTTGATCTTTGCCTGGCCCATCTTCGACAGATCGACGAAGCGCGACCCGCAGGCCGTGCACTTGACTCCGCCGGCCCGAAGCGTCTCGTGACGCATCACGCAGAACCGCGTCGAGCACTCGGCGCAGGTGAACACGACCGAACCGGTGGGGCGGCGACGGCTCACGGCGC